CTGGCGAATGAAACGGTGGACTTCGATGTGCTGGAACGCCTTGAAAGCAAGGCGACGGTGCAGGAAGTTTTGATGAAAGCAATGAAAAGGAGAAAGTGATGATTGGAATAGAAAAAGTACAGAGCGCAGAGCAGAACAACATGCAGATCGAAACGCCAGAGTTACGCCTTTGGGGGGAACTAGCCAAGACCTTGCAGCGCGTCTGCGTGCTTGAGATGCGCCTCGCGAAGCTCGAAGCGCCTCGCGATCAGCAAGCTGCGCAGATCGCCATGAACTGGCAAGCCGCGCAGACCGCCATGAAATCGCAAGCCGCGCAGACCGCCATGAAATCGCAAGCTGCGCAACAACAGGCGCAAGGTCTCTACGCGCCGCTACGCAGCGATACGAAACCGCTGATCGATCTTGCCGCGTTCGCGCGCCGGCTGCTCAACCCTGACGACCTCGGCCATGCCGTCACGAAGGAAGTGCGCGACAGCGCCCGCCGCGCGCTCGGGCTTCCGGAAGTTCGGGAGTATGACCTGTGAACAAGTGTACGCACTGGGAGAGGACTGAATGCTTTGAACTGGTCTACGACGATTATACTGGCGAGTCAGAGCACCAGTGGGTGACCCGCGAAGAGTGCCTGCAGGTCGATATTGATATTCACCGTTTCAAATGCACCGCTTGCGGTGAAATCGGTTACTACTCGGGTGCTGCACGCCGGTTCTACGAAGAAGGCGAGCGCTCACCTGGGATCAAGGGCCTGGAATGAAACTCTTCTCAACTACCGACCTGTCAGCATCGGTCCACAAGGCGCACGCGCAGTTCACACACGTCGTACTGAACCGCGCCTACACGCTGCACCGGCCGACGGTGCTTGACAGCACGCCGCTGCTCGATCTTCCACTTTACCAGTACGCAAGCTGGCTCCCTTCCGAAAACCAGAAAGCACGCTGGCAGGATGGCGGTGGCGTGCTGATCGATCAGGATCGCGATACGGCGTGGGAGTGCGACGTGACCTTGTTCGTGGAATGCCCTCTGCGGCTTGCCAGAATCGATCAGGTGACGGTGGCGACGCGCGAGTATGCCGTGGTACCCAATCCTGTCTCGTGGACCGTGTACGACGAGTACGTGGATCTGCACACACCTACTGTCGAGCATTTGCAGGAGCTATGGCAGGTTTGCGGCGGCCAGAACATGACGAACGGTGAGCTTTCACGGGAGTCGGGCTGGCCAATCAGCCAGGTGCTGTACATGAAACGCGTCTTCAAGCCTAAGGAGCATTGGTACATCCAGAAGCGCCTCGCACCCGAGCGTGACGAAATGCTCCCGGCCTGGGACTGGCTGGAGTCGGGCTGCACCCCGCGTGCCGCTATCGGGCGCGCCGGCCACCGGGCTATGGTCGAAGAGATGGCCCGATTTGGCTATATCAGCCTGAAGAAGCTTCAGCACTATCCGGCTGAAACGCCGAACTGGAGGGAGCATCGCAAGAATCGCGAGCAGGCGCTCAAGGATCTTGCCGCTGTTCGATCACTAGTGGAGTCTTTGCCTGACCATCTTCAAACGTGATGACGGTCTTTCTTATTTCTTTTATTCGGGGAGCATTGGCGTGATAGAGAGCATTCAACTCAGCAAGGGCGTTCTCAGACTCAGCGTTACCTGCGCGCGGCGACCCGCCCCCGGACAGCGCAAGCGCTGCATCGAGTTTGACCTTGGCGAGGGCGGCGCTGTCTCCGAACTCCATCGTGGCCAGTTTATGGACCTCCTGGAGTCCGTCCACGCGGAACGAGCGGACAAGATCAGCAACGCGATTTTCGAACTGCTCTGTGCTGATCCTAGAGTACGCTGGATCAACCTTAACCTGATCTACCGCAGCAACGAATGACTGGAGAGAAGCGCTGCGCCGGATGAACAGGTCCAGCTCGCGAGCAGTGCAGTCGAGCGCGCAGGCAGCGAGGAAGATATCCCCTTTTGATTCGGTAAGCGCGGTCCTGATACCCTGTTCGGAGATACCGCCCGCGTGGCGCGCACGACCTGTCATTTTTTCGCCTTTTTCTTTTCGGGAAGACCCTTAAGCGACTTGCCGTGCTGCGCCTTGGCGAACTCCTTTGCGACTTTCTTCGGGATGCCGAGATTCGATTTCCCCTCGGCCGCAGCATGCATAGCCCGGTTTTGTGCTTTGGATTTCATCGGCATGATCTTCTCTCCTGACCAGTTCAGCATAGCATTCACAAACAGCGCGACCGCAGAGGCCACAATCCATGATAGTTCCTAGTAAGAAAGACCCGTTGCAAAACCAAGGCGCTGAAGGTCGGGCAGTTGTTTCTTCAGGCGACCTGCACCTATGTCTGTTCTGTAGAAGGGTGAATTGGGTATCTTCACCTTCTTCAGAGAGCTGTACACGCTGCGGCGCGCACCTGTTATCGTCTGGCCTGTGCCTGTCGCCACGAGTACATAATCGCCTGCGGTTACGGGACCCGGAAGACTGACAACCTTGCCGTTGACTTCGCGCGGCGCCGTGCCGATCATGACTTCGGAATAGTGCAGGTGGTCAAGGTCTTCTGCATTATAGATCGGGATTCCGCACAGTTCCTTGTTCGTGACCTTGCTGTAGGGGAAGTCAGGCAGCGCCATCAGGACGGAAACGCAAACCACGTCCCGTTGGATCTTCAGCGTATCGCGACCGTTGACCAGATCAAGCATCCACTGCGCCTGGTCACCCTCTATAAGCGCAGTCAGGTTGTGGCGGATTGGCCAGCCGTCGCGCATCGTCCATTCAAGCGGGTAGGGAGTTCCATCGTGCGTTATCATGCAGTTCACGTCGACGTAGCCGATATACCCGATGCGGTGCAGGTGCTCCGTAGCTGGCTTAAGGACCATATCTGCAAGCTTGCTCTTTCGGACAACCCGCACGGTTGTGCCCATCTCGCCGGTGTTGACGCCGAGATCGCCATTCATGAGCTTCTTGTTCTCGAAGTTCTCAACCCACCCGGCGTTGCTCCAGCCAGCGGGGCCAAACCAGCCGCCGACAGCCATTTCCATTCCGTCTATCTTGGTCTGGAGAATAAACCCCTCTTCGCGGGCCGCTTTCACGTACTTCGGAATCTTCTTCCAGCGCTCCAGCATGTAGACCATATCCGCCGCGTTATTCGCGACGTAGGACATTGCACGCTCGCCGTCACCGGACGGCTTGGAAACGAACGCTTTACCCTCCTTCTTTACGTAAGCCGCTGCTGAATCGTAGTCGTGAAAGGTCTTGCCCGGGATGATCGGCATGCCGCACTCTTCCATGACCTTCTGCCCGACTTCGCGGTCCAGTTCCCATTCCACCGCTTCGAGATTGCAGCCGAAAATCGGATAGCCGATCTTGCGGTACGGCTCCAGCAGATCGAGATACGAAACGTTGTCAGGCGTGTAGATGAGATCGGCCCAGCCGATCCACTTCTTTCGGAGGTCGTTGAAGTCGCGGATCTTCTCTACGATGCCTTCGCCCGCGTGACGGTCGGTACCGTCAGGACGCGGCTTGTCGTACCACTTCACGCTATGGCCCTGCTGCTGCCAGCGCATGCAGAGATCAAGGGCGTTGGAGCCGACATCTATGACTAGTATTTTCATTTTGCAACTGCTATAGTGGTCGTAACAACCTGGGAGATCACTGTGAAAGGCTTCTTCGAATTTCTACTCGGCTGCGTCCTGATCGGCGGATTCTGCCTTATCTGCACGCATATCGGCTTCGTGCCCGCCATCTTCTTCGGCATGCTTGTCGGCATGTTCATGTCCGCAGCTAACGAGCATCATTGAGGCGGTCGGCTGATCAGCGCGTTCGTCAACGCGGGGCCGGCGCGGTTATATAGGCTCGCAGCGCCATAGGTGGCGCCTATGCCGCCGAGGATAGCAGGTAAGGCAGACGCACCCCCCGCGACCCCAGCGCCCGCTCCGAGCGCGCTGGCAAGCGCTGGCGGTATGCCCTGCACGAGGCGACGTTCTGCTGTGCCTGAAGACTTCGGCTCTTTCAGAAAGCGATTGCCGATTGCCGCGAGTTTGCCGAAGTCACCAGCCTTGCCGCGCGCCATTGCCTCCTTGCCTGCTTTCGTCGCGTTGATCGCGCCGAGCAGCGCAGAAGGTGCGATATCTCCGGTGAGGCTCTTAGCCACGAGAGGTTCGATGGTGCGCTGAATCGCGTACTGTTTCCGCAAGGCCTGAAGCTGCGCCTTGTCCGCCGGTAGCATCTGCTCAGCCTGAATATTCAACAGCTTGTTTTGCAGCTTTTGGAGTGCGTACTTGGTATCCGCGTTCGAAGTCGCCTTGATCTTGTCGTTCATCAGGGTGTTGATCTTGCGAAACGCCGTGCCATTCAGGTTGTTGCCTTCGGTCTGCTGCTGTATCCGTTTGACGATACCGTTCACCGCGCCGAGAGTTTCAGGTGAATTGCCGCGAGGGCTTAGTTTGAGGCTGGAGATAGTGCGCCGATCAAGCAGCAAGTCGTACTTCTCATTGAGCGCACCAATGCCTTCACCTACCCGCTGCGTGGCCTCACCAAACGCTCCAGGCGTTGGCTTAGGAGCTTCCACGCCGGCCTGCTTCGACAGATTCTGAAGCCACACTGCTGTGTTGGCTTTCTCGTTTGACCCTGACAGAGGGACCGACGAAAGGCCTTCACCAGCCATCTTGCCGTACTTACCGCCAGCCACCTGATCAGGCGTGAGTCGAAGCCCCATGGCGTGAGCGTCGCGGGCCAGCGCCGCCGTCTCCGGATCGACTTCAGGCAGCGCTTTCGCCGCGACTTTCCCAGCGGCCCGACCAGCCTTGCCGACCGCAGCAACGGCACCTTCACCCGTCGCCAAAGCGCCGCGCGGCACTTCACCAATCCGTCCCAGCGTCCCGGCTTCGACAGGCAGGCCTTGCAGGCGCGACGCTTCGCCCAGCTTGCCTGCGCCTTCGATCAGGTTCTGACCGGTCTGCGTACGAGGCTGATAGGTAAGCTTGTTCGCGAGATCCACACCAGCCTTCTCGCCTTCCTGAATTCCAGCCTGGGTGCCGAACTTGCCGCTTGTGAGGGTCTTGCCAATGCCGTACACCTGGCCGGCGGCGCCCGCAGCAGCACCCGTCACAGCGGACAGGCCTGCCTCGCCTACACCGAGAATGCGGTGCGCGATGTCGTCGGCGTTCTTCTGCGCAGGCTGATTGCCGGCGCCCTGCTCAGGCGGCA